GTCTTCGCGACCTACCGGGTCGGCCTGATGCTGGCGGATCCGCCGAAATGGTGGGACGAGCTCGACGACTGGCGCCGCAAGCACGGCGAGAAGAAGGTCGCCGGCAAGGACGTCCACCTGATCCTCAACTTCGACACGAACCAGCCGACCCGCATGGCGCCCGCGGTAGACCGATGGCGGACGGCGATCCGCGAAGGCACCACCACCCACGACGATGACCCGCTGACTGCGGAGCACGTCAAGCACGCGCAGCTGCGGAGGGTCCATCTGCACCAGGACGCCGAGGACCAGCGCACCAAGTACGTGATCGTGAAGGGCGAGGACGGATACGGCCTCGACGCCGCGGTCGCCGATGTGCTCGCCTACGAAGCCGCGATGACGATGGACGAGCCGCCCAAACCTATCGACCGAACGATCCGAAGCTGGTGATGATGATGGCCTACGACGACGCGATGACCCCGTTCTCCTCGGAGTGGTGGCTCGACCGCCTCGGGCGCGAGCTCGACCAGCGCAAGCGCACCATGCAGATCCTCGACGCCTACTACAACGGCGCGCAGCCGCTCCGATATGCGACGCCGGAGTACCGGCGGAAGGTCCGCGACACATATGCCCTGTTCTCGGCCAACTTCTGCAAGCCGGTCGTGCAGGCGCTCGAGGAGCGCCTCACCGTCACCGGCTTTCGGTTCGGTGGCACCCAGGCCGACAAGAGGGCGTGGGACATCTGGCAGGCGAACCAAATGGACGCGCAGAGCCAGAAGGCGCATCGCGAGGCGATCATCAAGAGCGACTGCCCGGTCATCGTCGGGCCCCCGACCGAGGCCGGCGGACCGCCGATCATCCGTGTCCAGAAGCCCGAGGAGGTCGTCATCGGGTACGGCGACGATCCGCTCGTGCGGGCCGTCGCGATGAAGCGCTGGACGACCCCCGACAAGCGGGTCCTCGCGACGCTCTACTACCCGAATAGCGTCGAGAAGTACGAGCGCTCCGTCGACACGAAGGCATGGGTCGCCCGGACAGTGTCCGGCGAGGAATGGCCGCTGACGCACGACATCGGGCTCGTCCCGGTCGTGGCACTCGTCAACGACCCCGACCTCGACAGCGTCGGCGCGAGCGAGATCTCGCCGGTGATCCCGCTGAACGATGGGCTGAACAAGGTGTGGCTCGACCTCCTGATGTCGTCGGAATACGCCGCCTTCCGGCAGCGCTGGGCCACCGGCATCGACATCCCGATCAACCCCGAGACGAAGCAGAGCGTCGAGCCCTTCCAGGCATCCGTGAACCGGGTGTGGTCGACGGCCGCGCCGGATGCCAAGTTCGGCGACTTCGAGCAGACCGATACCTCGAGCCAGGTGCGCGCGATCGACGAGTTCGTGCGCGAGATCGCTGCACTAACCCGGACGCCGTACCACTACTTCCTCTCGCATGGCGGCCAGCCGCCATCCGGCGAGTCCCTGCGAGCGGCGGAGACCGGCCTGGTCGCCAAGGCGAAGCGTCGGGCCCGTGACTTCGGGGACGCATGGGAGGAGATCGAGCGGCTGTCGTTCCTCGCGCTCGGCGACACGAAACGCGGCACCTATGTCGCGGCCGAGACGATCTGGCGCGATCCGGAATACCGGACAGAGTCAGAGCATGTCGACGCGCTCACGAAGCTCGCCTCCATCGGGGTCCCCGAGGAGCAGCTGTGGGCGGATGCCGGCTACACGCCGACGCAGATCACGGGGTTCGTCGACATGCGCGCCCGCGAGCCGCAGATCCCGGTCGTCCGGCCGGTGCCACTCAAGACCCAGGAAACCGTCACAGGGCCAGCCGGCTCCGGCACGCCGCCCGTTCCCATCCCGTGAGAAACCTGTAGCAATCTGTACTCACCCATTGACAACTAGGAGAACCCAAGTACGATGAGCGACGAGACAGGCGCGACCGGAACCCAGGCGGATCCGGGAACGCAGCCCCCGGCGGGCAACGACACGACCCAGGCGGATGTGTCGGGTGGAGAGCATCAGCCGGAGTCCATCTCCCTCGAGGAAGCCAAGAAGCTGCGCTCGGAGTCACAGAACCTCCGGGCCCGCCTCAAGACCTTCGAGGAGGAGCAACGCAAGGCTGACGAGGCGAAGCTCTCCGAGCAGGAACGGCTCACCAGGCGCTTGACGGAGACCGAGAGCGCGAAGGCGGACCTGGAAGCGAGGATCAAAGACCTCACGATCCGGGATGCCACCCGCGGAGCCGCTGCGAAGCTCGGATATGCGAACCCCGACATGGCATATCGCCTGCTCGACCACAGCGGTCTCGAGGTCGATAGCGACGGCACGGTCAAGAACGTGGAGCAGCAGTTGGCGGCACTCGCAAAGAGCGACCCATACCTGATCGCCGCATCACGTCCGGCCGGCTCGTTCGATACCGGCACCGCCGGCGGACGTGCGGCCGCCGGTCGCACGTACACCCTCACGGAGCTTCGCGATCCGAAGTTCTACGAGGCAAACAAGGCCGACATCCTCGCGGCACGCCACGAGGGTCGTATCACCGGCTAAAGCGACGGCGGTCGTGCCGCCAACCTGTTTCGTCGGAGTGCGAGTGACGACGGGACGCGGATCTCATCCCTACTCGCGGGAGACCTCCAATGGCGAACACGATCGACGTCACCCAGGCGCAATACTTCATCCCGGAGCTTTGGGCGCAGTCCGCGATCCCTTTCCTCCGGGCGAACATCGTCGCCGCGCAGCGGATCGTCCGTGACTCCGAAGTCGCGACGTTCAATACGGGCGACACCCTGCACATCCCGTACCCCGGGACGTTCACGGTCAACGACAAGTCGGCGAACACCGAGTTCACGATCCAGCAGCCGTCCGGCGAGACCGAGGTCCAGCTGACGCTGAACGAGCATCGTGAGGTCAGCTTCACGATCGAGGACATCGTCCGGGCCGAGTCCAACCAGGACGTCATGGCGCGCTACGGTGAGGCGGCCGCGATCGCACTCGCCGAAGACGTCGAGACGAAGGTCCTGGCGGAGCTCGTCACCGGCGCATCCTCGAACACCGTCGGCACCTATGGCACCAACCTGTCGTTCGCGACGCTCCTCGCCGGTTGGCAGAAGCTCACGGACAACAAGGCGCCGCAGGGCCAGCGCTACGCGGCCATCGCCACCAAGGATGCCGTCGCGCTGGCACAGGACAGCACGATCGCGAACTGGATCGCCTTCGCGCGGCCGAGCATCAACGTCACCCCGCAGAGCCTCGGCGCTCTCGGTGGCTTCGACGACGTCCTGTCCTCGCAGCTGGTCACGGCCGTCGCCGGGACCCCGGTCCAGACCAAGAACGTCGGGTGGCGGCGTGACGCGGCCCTCATCGCCTACCGCGGGATGCCCGAGCCGCCTGCCGGCACCGGCGCCCGTCGGGCGAACGTCCTCGATCCGGAGTCGGGCATCGTCATCAGCGTGCTCATGGGCTACGACATCCGCCTCGGCGGTGTCCAGGTCACCTACGAGCTCCTGTACGGCGTGAAGACCCTCCAGAGCCAGAAGATCACGCTGATCCGCAGCTAGCCCCAGGCAGCTTCGAGCGGATGAGCACCTTTGCAGTCGTCACGCCCTCGCGCGGCCTCGTTCACTCGAGGACCGTCGAGGCCGTGATGGCTGCGGTTGAACGTGCGGAGGCCGCTGGTCACGAGTTTCGTGGCTGGCGGCTGACGCATGACCTTCCGATCCCCGACTGCCACGAGAAGGTCGCCGAGCTCGGGCTCGCGACCGGCGCAGATGCGCTGTGGTTCGTCGAGGAAGACAACGTCCCGCCCCCGACGGCGCTGACGGCATCGTTCGACATGCTCGACGAGTTCCCCGTCGTCGCGGTCGACTACCCGGTCGCCGATGCGTGGGCCTGCATCAACCATGATGAGCAGGGCGAGGTCCGCTGGTCCGGCCTCGGCTCGACGCTGATCCGGCGCGAGGTCTTCGAGACACTCCCGCGGCCGTGGTTCTCGTCGGACTGGCAGTACGTCCTGCGCTACGGCCAGTGGAGCGCGCATCCGATCCCGGTCGACGCCCCGCCCGAGGGCCGCTATGGCTTGCAGGACATCCACTTCTCGATGCAGGTGCGCGCGGCCGGTCTCCGGATCGGCCAGGTGCCCGACCTGTTCGGCGGCCACGCCAAGATCGTCGAGTGGGGCGCCCTGGCGAGCAACCACGGCGCGCACCGGATCGAACTCCGGACCGAGATCAGGCATTGGCAATGATCCCGTATCTCGTGTGGAGCTTCGACTACTCGCACGCCTCGGCCGGGCCGAAGGTGCTGCACCGGCTCGCGCATGAGCTCAACCGCGCCGGACAGAAGGCGTACATCGGCAACGGCTACCGGACGAACCCCGAATGGGACACGCCGGTCCTGTGGGATCCGCCCGCGGGCGAGTGGGTCGCCATCTATCCGGAGGTCGTGACCGGCAACCCGTGGAATGCCCCCCGCGTGGCGCGGTGGGTACTCAATGTGCCGGGCCTGCTCGGTGGCGAACGGAGCTACGCGTCGTGCGAACAGGTCTTCACCTGGTCGCCGATGTTCACCGACGCGCCGATGCTGCGGATCCCCGCGGTCGAGACCGACATCTACACCGACCGGCATGAGCCGCGCATGGGCGCCGCCGTCTACGTCGGGAAGGGAACCGAGACGCAGCGCATCCTCGGCGC